ATAGCAATGTGACGGAAATGCTCAGAGGAATTGATGATGATGAAAAGCTGGTCTCAACAATTCTTAGGGCAGGTCAGAATAGGCAAATGAATTTGCTTACCGAGAACGGACTTTACGAAGTCCTGATGCAGTCCAGAAAGCCGATTGCCAAACAGTTCAAGAAAGAAGTCAAAGAGATTCTGAAGACTATCCGTAAGCACGGCATATATGCTACGGACAATGTTATTGATAATATCCTGAATAATCCAGACTTCGGCATCGAGCTTCTGACTAAACTGAAAGAGGAACGTGCTGCAAGAGTAGAAGCCGAGAGAAAGAATGCTATCCTGATGCACGTCAACAAAACATATACCATTACTGAGATTGCCAAAGAATTGGGGCTGAAATCAGCAATGCAGCTAAACCGAATCCTGGCAGAAAAGAAGATACAGTATCAGGTAAACGGTACGTGGTTGATGTACTCCAACTATAGTGACTGCGGATATGAGGAAATCAAACAGGAAGTATTGGATTCTGGAAAAGTAATCTACCATAGACGGATTACACAGATGGGACGGGAGTTTATTCTTGGTTTGTTTGAGAAGACGGCTTGATTGCGAAAGGAGAATTACCATGATTAAAAAGCTTTGCAATCTCTATATAAAGCACAAAACAAAGAATCTCACAAGGATTCCACTGTTTACAATGACTTTTAACTGGCGGAAATTCCAGAAAGAGGGAAGAAAAGGCAGTTGCATAATGTACACGATACATCCAGATATTGCAAACGATCAATTTGTTAGAGAAAAACTGTCTGAATGCGTGGATTATATTCGAGATAACTACGACATGGAAATATTTACCAAGATTTGAGGGAGGATGCCATGAGGATTGAAGATATGAAGAACTGGACGGTAGATCAGCTGAAGAAAGAAGTTGTCCGACTATCTGAAGAATGTGAGAAAAGACAGCATGAAATTTTGGATTTACAAGAATACCAGATTGAGCTGGAAAGAGATTGTGATGTGATGATGTATGGAGAGCCTGAATTAATTAACGATACACAACCAGATAAAAAGGAGACAGATTTTGCTGCAAGCTTAAAAATGTATGAAGATCAGCACCAGTCCGATTGCATTACAATCAACCAGCTTCAGACCGCATTGGATGTACTGGTTGACCGGTACGCAAATCTGAGAAAGATTCATGGGGTAAGTTGATATGAAAGAATTTAAAACAGCATCTGGGACAATCAAAATCAAAGAGATAATCCCGTTGAATACATGGCAATTTCCGATTGAAGTAAACGGACGAATTAAAACAATTAAAAAAATTTTGGAAAAGGAGCCATTCGTAAAAGGCATTGTATACATTAAACGAATAGCTTTTTTCGATGGAGAACTTGCAACACAACAATTAAATGAACAATGGCTTGTTGATATTTTACGATGCGAAAATGGTTGCACAAAAATTGTATCCGAAAAGATCATATTAGAAGAACCGTTTTATGATGCATCTCAGAATAAGACGATGACTTATGGAATCCAAGTAATAAGCAACTATAATGTCTCAAATAATTACTTGCGAATGCACGAAATTCCCCATATACGCAGCGTTGCAGGGCGAAAAGGAGTGAGAAAGCATGAAAGATAATGAATATTTACTTAGAAGTCCTTGGATAGAAGCCGTTCAAAACTTGTATCTTTCTTCAGGAACACTTACAACATGCATTGCTTCATACAAAAATAATTATCTTAAAATGCATGGAAAACGCAAAATAAGACAGGTCGCCGGAAGAAAGAGAAAAAGGAAGTTCCACAATCAATTCGGCGATAATGCAAGAAGCAAAATAAGAATTTATCTTAAACGGAAACGTAAAGGCATTAAGCATAAAAAGAATAGGAGATTAAAGTGAGCATTAAATCAGCATTTGAATCTGAGGGGATAGATTTCTCTCAGGTAATGAACCCGCCAGAGCCGTGGGACGGACGGACATTAATAAAGAATGTCAATGGCAAACTGTGGTATTGTTGCCCTTTTTGCGAGAAGAAAGCACTTCTTATTAGCCCAGAGACAAAAATTCGGCATCTTAAATTGAAATGCAAGGGTAGTAACTGCAAGAAAGAGTTTGAGGTAAATGTATGAGAATTGTGGTTAAAAGGATTCCGATTGAGATCATCGAACTTGGAATAGAAACATATGCGCAGATTGATATCGAGGAAATTCTTCTTACATCTTATCCGCCAATTACAAAGACCGTTTTAAAATTTTATACTGAGTACACTGCATTTGAATTCCAAAAGGAATATTCAGTAAAAATAAAAAATGATGATATGGTCATAAAATGTTATATTGGAGGACTTTCAAATATTCTAATTCAAAAAGACGCAGGAGAAAGAACTGCTGTTGAATGGTATCCGGTTATATGCGATTCGGAGGTACATAATGAAAATAATCCTTTGACTTGTTATATAAACCCACCTTATCCAGAAACAAAACTTGATAAAACTATAAAAAGAATCAATGAATCACAGAAATTTGATTCAGTATTCAAAATTGACTTTGATGAATTTTTTGAGCGACATACCAGAATGGAATTGGCACATATCGCACATGAAATTATCCAATGCGTCGTAAAACCCCTTGCTTCAGCTATGGGGATATAAGACGCGTCCATCGAATTTATGCAAGTAATTGAAGATGGACAAAATAGTAATTGTATTAACTAATGAACCATAGTATAATATAAATATGAACACAACATATAAATCAAACAACAATGTCGTCTATTCTTGTAAATACCATGTAGTATGGTGTCCAAAGTATAGACGAAAAGTATTAATTAATGGTGTGGACGTCCGGCTGAAGGAGCTGCTCACAGAGTATGCTGCAAATCTTTCTGTAGACATTCTGGAAATGGAGATCATGCCAGATTATGTTCATATGCTTTTGGAAGTAGATCCTCAGTTTGGCATCCACAAAGCTGTAAAGTCATTTAAAGGCTATACGTCCAGAATTTTAAGACAGGAATTTCCCTATCTTAAAACGAAAATGCCGACTCTCTGGACAAACAGCTATTTTGTATCGACGGTGGACGGTGCTCCGCTGGAAACAGTAAAACAGTATATTGAAAACCAGAAAACATCGCAGAGACAAAAGGATAAGATGGGATAATGCAAAAAGGAATTAAATTTAGAATCTACCCGAACAGAGAACAGAAAAACTTCATCCATCAGACCCTGGGATGCTGCCGGTTCATCTACAACCGGGGACTTGCCATGCGTAAGGAAGGCTATGAAAATGGGGAAAAGATCGGCTATTCCCAGACTTCCGCCATGCTGACTGAACTGAAAAAGCAAGAGGAGTTTGCCTTTCTGAAAGCAGCAGATTCCATTGCATTACAGCAGTCTTTGCGGGATCTCGACCGGGGATTTGTGAATTTCTTTCAGAAACGGGCTTCCTATCCAACCTTCAAAAGTAAACATAACCGGTTCCAGTCATACAGAACGGTAAATCAAAAAGATAATATTCGTATTGTGGGAAGATATATCAAACTTCCGAAACTTGGATCTGTTAAAATACGGCAGTCGATGGAAGTGGAAAAGATTAATCACGTGATCATTGAGCACACACCGGCTGGAAAATATTTTGCGGTTTTAAATGTTGATTTTGAACCGGAACCATGCTCAAATGCTGGCGGAACGATAGGGATTGATGTCGGAATCAAAGCGTTCTACTCCGACAGTAATGGAAATACGGTATCAAATCCCAGATATCTGGAACGCTCAATGCGAAAACTCATAAGAGAACAGCGCAGGCTTTCCCGAAAACAAAAAGATTCCCATAACCGCGAGAAGCAGCGGATCAGGGTGGCAGGAGTGTATGAGAAAGTAACCAATCAGCGGAATGATTTCCTGCAGAAACAGTCAACGATGCTGGTGCGTGAAAACCAAACCATCTGTATTGAAGATCTGAATGTTAAGGGGATGATCCGGAATCATAAACTGTCAAAATCGATAGCGAGTGTTTCCTGGGCAAAATTTTTTGAAATGCTGGAATATAAAGCTGGCTGGTATGGAAATGAAATTCACAGAGTACCAACGATGTATCCGAGCAGTCAGACCTGCAGCTGTTGTGGCTACAGAAATCCACGGATAAAAAATCTGGGCATTCGTATCTGGGAGTGTCCCAAATGCCATGCGGTTCATGACCGGGATACGAATGCAAGTATCAATATTCTGAAAAAAGGACTGCAGATGCAGTCTGCATAAAGATAAAAACTGTACCGTAGGGCATACGGGAACAGTATAAATATAGCTTGTGAACACTGTGTAAGACATTGCAGTACCGTAAGGTGTTTGCCAATGCAGTAGTGGGAGAAGCAAGAATCCCCCTGCTTTAGCTGTGGGGAGTGTCAAGTTCGAACGAGTAGAAGATATAAATAAAAAAGACGAGTGGTGGGATTCACTTAGAAGCATCGTGAGGTGAATGTATGATATGGAATGAAGAAATATCGTTTGATGGATTCCAAAAGAAGATTGATGAGTGGTACAAGGATAAAGACTTTGAACTGTGCGACCCACCTATCAGCGCTCAGTTTGCTTTAGACTTAATTTTCAAGACATTAGTAGATGATAGAGAAGATTATCCGTATCTCACAACTATGTCAGAAAACACAGAACAAACAAATAGCATCATGCTTGATTTGATTCTTCGGAAATACAGCCGCAAATATAGAAAATACTTGAAATTAAAAAAGAAAAATAAATAAACCAGTCAGAGAGCCACATGAGAGCCAGACTAAATCCTAAGAAGAAAGGCGGTCTGGCTCTATTTTTATGCAAAAATTTACAGAAGGCTCATTTGAATGGTATCGGGTAGTCTTAAATCAAATCATCAGCGGAGATATGTCTGTTTACCAGAATCAGAAAGACTGCCTTGATCTGCTGTTAAACATGAACATTGATTTGCCGTTTACGGAGAATTTAGAAGCACAGCAAATGGCAATAAAAGTAAGTAAGTATGCTCATAACGTAGCCGCAAGACAAGCTGCATTGACGGGAAGCGGTAATTTTGATGATATCTACTGGCAGTATTTGCTGCTAGAAGCTCCATGGCTATTCGAGAGTTATCTGCACTACATGGAAAAGAACAGGCAGCCACGAAGAAAATTCTATGAGCCGAGAAAAAAGACATTAAATGTTCTCGTACAGGATCTGCAGGACTTAGAGGACGGAAAGATTGAGTTTCTTGGCGTGTCTATGCCGCCCCGAACCGCAAAGTCAACCACCTGTATATTTTTCCTGTCCTGGATAATGGGTAAACGCCCGAACAGCCATAACGCTATGAGCGGTCACAGCGGAATCCTTGCCGATGGATTTTACGGAGAAATACAGAACCTTATTTCGACACCAGAATATACTTTCAACGAAATCTTTCCGTCTGCAACTCTTGAAAAGAAATCGGCAGAGAAGAAAGAAATCAACCTTGGCGCACCGGACCGATTTTCGACGCTGACTTGTCGTGGTATTGATGGAACATGGACAGGTTCCGTAGATATATCTTCAGACGGTTACTTATATGTGGATGACCTTGTTCGTGACAGAACTGAATCATTAAGTCCAACACGTCTGGAAAACCGGTATCAGGATTATCTGAACGTTCTGGTTGACCGTAAAAATGACGGTGCACGAGAGTTGATGGTCGGAACCCGATGGAATGTCATGGATCCTCTTGGAAGAGTGGAGACTAAAAAGAAAAATAATCCACGGTACCGCTTTAGGAAGATTCCGGCATTGAATGAAAATGGTGAATCCAACTTTGATTATGACTACGGCGTAGGATTTTCCACAAAATATTACGTGGATATGAAATCAAGACTGGATGCTAACGAATGGCAAGCCAAATATCAGCAAAATCCATTTATCCGTGAAGGAATCCTTTTTCCGGAAGATGGACTTCGGTACTATAATGGAATACTTCCGGAAGGTGACAGCCGTGTTGTTACTGCCTGTGATGTTGCATGGGGCGGTGGGGATAGTCTTTCAATGCCTATTGGGCGAGAATACGAAAATGGAGATATCTATATTTTTGACTGGGTATTCAATAAAGGGACAAAAGAAGTCACTCTTCCGCTTGTCGTTGGAAAAATCATTGGAAACGAGATACGACAGATTAACTTCGAGGCAAACAACGGTGGTGATATGTACAAGATGTACGTGGATGAAAAACTCAAAGAACAGAAGTATAAATGCAGCTGCACATCCAGCCGTGCGCCAGGGAATATGGAAAAAATGTCTAAGATCATCGCATATTCAGATGACATAAAAAGAAACTTTATTTTTTTGGACGAAGAACATCGGAGCAAAGAGTATCAAGCAGCTATGGACGAACTTACTTTCTTTGTCCAGCTCGGAAAGAATGTGCATGATGATGCACCGGACGGTCTTACTCAGCTTCAGATGTTTATAGAAAAAGGAAATGTAGGTACAGTGACAGCTATGCGCAATCCATTATGGGGAGGGAGAATGAGATGAACACACGACAATATCTTGAGCAAGTGCAAGATTCTGATAGAAAAATACAGAACAAAATACAGGAAGAATACCGCTTAAGGCTTTTGGCAACCAGTATATCTTCTTTTTCAAACGGAGATAAAGTGCAGACTTCCGGTGGGAAAGACCGTGTTGGTGATGCTGTAACCAGAATTGTTGAATTGCAGCAGGAAATAGCATCTGATGTCAAGGAACTGGCAGAATTGCAAATGAAAGTTTCCGGAGATATTAATGACATGGAAAACTCCATGTACTCATCCTTACTCCATAAGAGATATATAGAATTTAAAAATCTGGTCACGGTCGCAGACGAGATGGGATATTCCGTACAGCATATCCGTTCCTGCCATGGAAAAGCCATTGAAGCTTTGCGGAAACAAAAGCATTTTGAAAGTTAATATGTTTTAATATGGAATCATATGTTCTATGTATAATATAATGTAACCTGTAAAACGAGCATCGGAGAACAATCCGGTGCTTTTTTAATGCCCGAAAATGGGAGGTGTAGGCAGTGGGCAGAAATAAAATGAATTTCATTGACTTATGCCGGGGCGAGTTTGGCCGCAAAATTGCCTATACCGGTGTAAGCCAGATCACAACAGCAAACGTCAGAAAAGTTATTTCTGATACAATCGGCACTCATAACCGGAATAGGGTACTGATTGATTATCTGTACCGGTACTACAAAGGAGACCAGCCGATTCTCTATAGAGAAAAAGTGGTGCGACCGGAAATCAACAACCGTGTATGCGAGAATCATGCGCTGGAAGTTGTCCGTTTCAAAGCATCACAGACATACGGCGAACCTATCCAGTATGTGTGCAAGAAGAAAAAAGCTACAGAAAAAGCAAATGAGCAGGTAGATCTGTTCAACGACTATCTGGACGAAGCGAATGCAGAGGCTAGAAATATTGAACTAGGTACTTATCAAAGCGCTGTAGGAACCGCATACAAAGCAATTTTGAAAGAAGATGACTGGACAAAGGACAGTGAGTTACCGCCATTTCGAATTTTTATACCGTATCCGGGGGATTGCTACATTGTTTATTCTCGGAAAAACGGAAAACCGATGCTTTCGGTTCAGATTCTTAAAGATGAGAACGAACAGCAGTATTATTTATGCTTTTCAGCAAAACAATATTTTGAGATTCAGAATGGACAGATTACCAAAACCGGCATCAATGGTTTTGGCGGCATCCCGGTAGTTGAGTACCCGAATAACCATGACCGTCTTTCTGATATCGAGATTGCGATAACCATGTTTGACACTATGAACAACATGCAGTCGAACAGGATGGATGGCGTAGAGCAGTTCGTGCAAGCTCTCATGAAGTTTAAAAACTGTGAGATTGATGAAAGCGAATTCCTGAAAATGATTAAGCTCGGCGCTATCTCTGTAAAGGATACTGGAAATGGTTGCCAGTCAGATGTTGACCTGATGACCGCTGAACTGAATCAAACAGAAAGTCAAGTCGCAAAAGACGATATCTACAGCAACATGCTTATTGTTGAGGGAATGCCGGATAGACAGCAACAGTCCTCTGGCGATACCGGTCAAGCTGTATATCTCAGAAATGGATGGGATTTCGCAGAACGTAGAGCGAAACTGGATGAACCATTTATCCGGGAAGCTGAGAAAACAAGCGCCAGAATCATTCTGAATATCATCCGACAGACCACAAAGGATATTTCAATCTCAACAAGAGATTTTGATGTAAAGATAACCAGAAACCCGACAGATAACATGCTTGTCAAAGCACAGGCTCTTGACTATCTGTTTAAAAATAAAATTCATCCGCTGATTGCATTGATTACTTGCGGACTTTTTAGTGATCCACAAAAGGTATATGAAATGAGTTTACCTTACCTGGGAACTGTATATCCCGAACTGGCAGACCCAGACGTAGAAATGCAAAAAGCACAACTATTGATTGGCAAAAACAGTCAGAATCCGCCTGGAATTGATTCGACGGTAAATTCTTCAGCTGTCAATCAAAACTCGTAAATTCAATTATCAAAGGAACCAAGGAATAACATCCAAGGTTCCTTTTTTAATACACAAAAATAATGCAATAGCCCGTGAGCGTAAATCGGGTACAGATCATGTGCGGAGCGAACCGTGTGAAAAAAGTGTGATGGTCTGAAAGAAAGGAGATTTCTATGACAAGAGAACAGGCAAAACAGGTACTTATCGGCTTTGGAATCGAGGAACCGTCCGAAGAGCAGGTGACTAAATATCTTGATTCTGTTGAAACAGAGACAAAAAAAGTGAAGGAAAAAAACACTTCTCTGAAAGAAAAAGCTGATAAAGCAGATTCCCTTCAAAAGGAGCTGGATGATTTGAAAGCCCAAAACATGACGGATGCTGAAAAACAGGAAGCAGAGCGGCAGAAGGAAAAAGCTGAAAACGAAAAGAGGATTTCCGACCTGGAAAAAGCACTTGCCGAATCCAACAGGAAAGCACTTTCCAGTGAGATTACATCTGCTTTCGCTAATGCGGGCCTTTCTATAGAAACGTATGCAAGCGCTATCAAAGCATTTTCGTCTATGCCAGCAGACAAGTCTGAAGACGTAATGAAGGAAGTCAAAACTTTTGTTGATGGAATTTCCGAAGCAAATAAAGCAGCTCTGGATAACGCAAAATCCGAATGGGAGAAATCAGTTCTCGATAATACTCCGAATCCGGGTGGCGGAAATCCAGACAAAGGACAGGAAAAAGACGATAACGATAGTCCGGCAGCTAAGTATGCAAAAGCTTACTCAGCACGCATGAACCCCAAAACAGAACCGGCAAGCGACAATGCACCGGTTAATTTTTAAGTAAGTAAAGGAGATTTAGATTATGGCTTTTATGAAAACAAAGCAGTATGAGTCCACTCCAAACATTCTCGAATCTGAGGTTGGGCTGGTACTGAAAACTTACACAGCAGACGCAACAAACGCAACAGCAGTAAATGATAAAAAAATCATCAAAGCAGGTTCCGTGTATCTGACAAATGGGACTGATGCAAAAGGAATCGTATTTGAAGATGTTGATATGACAGATGATGCTAAAAGACCGATTTCCGTGATCGTAGCAGGACGTGTCCTTGAGAAAAGGCTGCCAGTTACAGTCGACGAAACTGTAAAAAAAGAGCTTGCTGCACAGGGAATTGTTTTTGTAACCACTACAGACCCAGTGTTTTAAGGAGGTATAACCAATATGCCATACAATGTATTAGAATCTATCACAGCAGAAGAAAGATTGAATTTCGCTCAGAATTTTTCTGTGGCAAGACCTGGTATCCTCGATACCATTTTTCCGGATGTAAAGACACCGTTTTGGAAAGCCGAGTATTACAGACTTATGGCTGGACAACGACTGCCGGAGGTAGCATTTGTTCATGCTCTTGATACCGAAGCAGAAATCGGCTCCAGACCGGGATTCGAGAAAGTTCTGACTGAAAAACTCTTTATCAAGAGGAAAATCAATCAGTCTGAGCGTCTCCAGGAAGCTATCGAAAATGGTGTTCCGGATAACGAAACTCTTACAAACTTCGTTTTTGACGATGCGACAAACCTGTTTGAAGGTGTTGTTGGAAGGGCAAACATCATGAAAGGTCAGTTCCTTTCAACCGGTATGGTAAAAATTGATGAAAATAACGTGAAAATGGATATCGATTATGGCGTACCAAGTTCTGCAAAGGTCGCTCTTACCAACTGGTCTACAGCAGATGCGGATATCATGGGCGATATTCAGAAGATGGTAACTGTAGCCGAGGATTCCGGATATGTAGTAACAAATGCAGTTACATCTCTGAAGATGATCAACTACATGAGAAACAACACAGCTATGCAGACAGCTGTTCTGGGAGCTGCGAATAAACGTCTCCTTACCAGACAGGAGCTTGCAAATCTGCTCATGCAGGAGTACGGAATCACCGTTGGTCGTTGTGACGAGAAATTCCGTTACAGAAAAGTAGACGGAACTCTGATGACTGGAAGATACTTCAAAGAGGATGTATTTACTCTTTATGAAGCTGATGCAGGCGGTTCCTTTGGTACTGGACTTTGGGGACCAACACCGGAAGAGAATGAATACAGGCAGTTCATCCAGGAAGAGAATCGCTCTTTCGTTACTCTTTCCATGTGGGCTACACAGGATCCAGTTGCTGTTTGGACAAAAGCATCCGGTATGTTTATTCCGGTAGCACCGAAAGCCAATGGCGGTATCGTTATCGGTACAAAGGGAAAATAAACGGGCATAGCCTTGATAAAAACAGCCAGTCACCGTCTGTAGCAAGTGTTACACACAAGTATACAGAAAGCGAGCTGTCCAGTATGACTGTGGCTCAACTGAGACAGCTTGCAAGTGACAATGGTTATGCCCTGACTTTCACAAACAAGGCTGGTATCATATCAGAAATTATAACACAGCAAGGGTAGGTGAAATGGCATGGACGAACAGCTTACAAGCGATCTGACAACATATCTGGAAGGTGATGAACTGACCGCAAGGATGATTCCCTTAGCAGTCAAAAGAGCTATTCGGTCATTCCAGAAAAAGCGCAATTATCCTGAGAGTTATGCGGAAGAAAACATCAATAAAGATATGGACAAATGCTATGATTGTATTTTCGATTTGGCTCTTTATTTTCTTGTGAAACAGGGAGTTGAGTTTGAAACATCTCATTCGGAAAATTCTGTAAATGCAGGATGGAACTCTGAAACAGAGATATTTGTCAATCATGGCGTTTTTCCCTTTGCCAGAGGAATCTGACAGAAAAAGTAGGTTGAGAACGTGACGCATTTCCTCCCAGGCGTTGCTGGGGTACTTCATTATGAGGTGGGAAGAAGTACAAAAAATGTAATGGGAGTGAAGGAGAGTAGCGATGGGATGTGAACAGAATTGCTTTAACGAACACCGCTTAGAAGAATTGGAAAAAGTTGTTCACGAAATGAAAGAGAAACACTCTAAACGTGACGGCATTTTTTTTGAACGTATCAATGCGCTTGAAACCAAAATTGTTCTTTACAACAATGATCTCGGGCACATCAAAGATACGGTGGATGAAATGAATGATAATTTAAAATCCCTCATGGAAGCCCCGGGAAAACGCTACGATACGATTGTTGTTTGCGTTATCACGGCCGTGATCGGGGCTATTGTAGGGTTTGCATTAAGCGGTATCTTTCCGGCATAATAAGCAATTCCACTTGTAAGGGAGGCGGTGGGATTATGAATTATACAGACTTTTCAGAAGATGAAAGAAAGTTTTATCTAAGCGAATCCAGGTTTGATTCCCGAGAAAAAGAGTTTTTCCGGTTGAGAGTTTATGAGGAAAAAACATTGTTTGAAACAGCAGAGATTATGGGGTATAGTCCAAGAACCATTGACCGCATAAACCGAAAAGTAAAAAAGAAGATTGTTAAAGTTGCCCCGATGTATTATCGGGGCTTTTCTTTGTATCATGGCGAAAATATGGCGAAATAGTGTCGTTTAAATACTTAGGTTTCTCTCATATAATGTAAGCATAGAGAAAAGCTTACAGAGATGGGAGGAACACACTATGGCATTTTATCCATATTATCCGCAACCATTGAATCCATACCCGCAAACACCGGTACAACCGTATCAAGATAGATTGGCACAGTTGCAGAACAACTACCAACAGACAATGCCTTATGGACAGGCACAAATACAACAGCCGATGCAGCAGATGCCACAGGTTGCTATGCTTTCAGGGCAAATGGTTGATGGCATTGACACTGTAAAAGCAAAGGATGTGGATATGACTGGAAATCCTGTCTATTATCCAAAAACAGATGGTACAGAAATATACAAGAAGCAACTACAGGCAGACGGAAAAAGCAGGATTTTTGTTTACCGACTTTTAAATCCAGACGAACAACAGCAACCAAAAGCAGAAGAAAAACCGATTGATATAGAAGCTATGTTTAATCAACTTCGGAACGATGTTTGTTCTGAGATTTCTGAAATAAAGAACATGTTCCCGGCACAAATGTCGGGGACATCAGAACCTAAGCAGAATGGAGGTAGACAGAAATGAATTTCAATCCAAATGCCATGATGAAAAAGCAAGTTGAAAGAATGATTTCTCAGAGGTTCGGAAATGTTGATAACATGATGAACGATATGAGTAAATTTGCAGGGAATAATCCAACATTAAAAAACGCCTTGGATTTGTACAAAAAAGGTGATACAGACCAGTTGCATCAAATTCAGCAAAATGTTTTTAATGAAAAGCACTTATCACCAGACGGAATTATCCAAAAATTCCTTGGATTATAAAACACTTCCCCATGATTGGGTGATTTAAAATCGCTACAATTTGGGATGACAGCCGCGGATGTCTCCTATTGTAAATAAATTTATAAGGAGACTAAAAACATGATGAATGGTTCTAATTACAGTCTTAGCGACATTGCAGCTGCTACAGGCTCTAATAACCGTGCCAATGACATGTGGGGCGGTGATGGTTTTTCACTTATTTGGCTCGTACTGATCTTCGCAATCTTCGGATGGGGAGGTTTTGGCGGCTGGGGCGGTGGCTTCGGCGGTAATGGTGGAAACGGTGCTAATGGTGCCGGATTCCAAGGATGGGCTACACGTGCCGATATCAACGAGGGCTTCGCTCTTAACGATATCCAAAACGGTATCAGAGGTATTCAGCAGGGTATCTGTGACAGCACATATGCACTCAACAATACCATGCAGAGCGGTTTTAACGGCATGAACGTTGGAATGCTTCAGGGCTTCAATGGCGTTCAGCAGGCAATTAACGCTGATACTGTAGCCGGTATGCAGAATACCAATGCATTACAGTCTCAGTTGGCAAATTGTTGCTGTGAAACAAGGGAAGCTATCCAGGGTATCAACTACAACCTGGCAACCAACACTTGTGCTCTTCAGAACACAATGAACAACAACACCAGAGACCTTCTGGACAATCAGAACAGCAACACCAGAGCAATTCTCGATTTCTTGACGAATGATAAGCTTGCAACATTACAGGCAGAGAACTCTGATCTGAAACGTGCTGCATCTCAGGATCGCCAGAGCGCACTTCTTACAACTGCAATGGCATCTCAGACACAGCAGTTAATCAATGCAATCAATCCGGCAGCTGTTCCGGCATATGTTGTTCCGAATCTGAATACCTACTACGGTGGATGCAACGGATACAACAACGGTTGCTGCTAAGTAACTCACCCTTAGAGGTTGACTAATTCTAAGAGGTGGGTTACGGCTCACCTCTTATTTGATTGAGAGGTAGAAGTATGAGTTGTAAAAATGTTTGTAAGCTCTGTGATCATCTCGTGATAAGCCAGGCTGTTGCGTTTACTGGTGGTAATCTTGTGATTACACTTCCAGCAGGTAGTTATAACAACGGTGAAAAATATTGCATTGTGATTGCACAGAGCATACCAGAAACCACTACGATTAACGCTCCGGTGGTGATTCAGATAGGAACGGGAACAACCCTGTATCCATTACAGAATCGTTGCTGTGCACAGGTTACGGCTTGTGGCGTAAGAACCAGAACGAAGTACGCAACCAGAGTAGCTACGAGTGCAACTGGTGGAGTATTCAAGATGTTAGGGAATCCGGCTTGTAGTCCGAGTAACAATTTGACAGCAATTAATGGTACAGCCCCAACAGCAGATACACCTGTTACACAGGCTGTTAGAAAGGGGGCACTGTAATGCATAAAGTTGCAATGGAAATGGGAAAATGGGCTATGGAAAAAGCCAAGACACATGGCTTCGATAATCTCAGTGCTCAAGACTGGGACGATCTGAAGGACTGCATGGAAGCTGTAAAGTGTGCAATTTGTGCAGATAAAGATTACAGAATCGTAGAAGCTATGGACGAATGCGAACAGGAAGAGAAGTATCTTGGACGCATGGGATATGACAGATATCGTTATTCCAATGGCAGATTTGCCCCAAAGGGTAGAGGAAGTCGTATGGGATATAAACCGTACCTGTACATGGAAGATGATGACTGGATGGACGAGTATCTGAATAATTCGGATGCATACCGCATGGGATATCATCCGGACCGTAGTAACATGAGGATGGACGGAACGAACCGTCAGCAGTCCAGATACGGCGAAACCTATGACAGATACAGCGAGAATCGCAGGCATTACCATGATTCCAAAGATGCAGATTCAAAACAGAAGATGGACAGTTCAATGAAAGAGTACACGCAGGATGTTATCCGTACCATGTCTGAGATGTGGTCGGATGCAGATGCGACCCTTAGACAGCAGATGAAAACTGATCTGACTAAGCTTCTTCAACAGATGAACTAAAAACAAGGCCCTTGCTACAGAAATGTGGTAGGGGCTTTTTGGTTTAAAGGCGGTGGTTTTATGCTAAGACAATTTTACATGAACGGGCAAAAATGGAAAGTTCGGTTCACTCATCCTGAGAATCCAGTACTGGTTGACCGTACCGGTACTATGACCTGTGCTGTGACGGATGGAAACACAAGGATTATTTGGATTTCTGACGCTATTTCGGGTGAATTTCTCACAAGGGTAGTTTTACATGAGTTGAGCCATGCAATGATGTTTTCGAGCGGATTTCTTAAAGAACTACATAGACTTGTACCACGTGAGAATTGGGTGGAAGTAGAAGAATTGATTGCTAATCTGATTGCCGACAAAGCAAGGCAGATTTTTGAAATCGCATATGAGATTGTAGGGAATGAAGCGATACATTTTGTTCCGTATCTGTTGGAACAGGTGGCGTAAAACAGATACTTCCTTAATGAACTAAATGGGAATACGGGAAATTATCTTTTTTCTTGGCCTATAACATAGTACCATCCATACCAGTTATTATCATGTTTTACGCGAAAATACAAAACATCTCTTTGGTTAAACGCACTAGATGCTATTTGAAGAATGCGATTTTCTGCCAGACAAACTTGAATGATATTCCACCAGTACGTTCCCATAGTAGCATCAGGCGCTTCTGGATCAGAAGCTGACTCATAACGAACATCGCACAGAATGTTCCTTTTAGGTATATCAGCAAATTTTTTCGTAATGAAAATAGCCATTCAGCGCCTTACTATTTAAGCATCAGCATCTTAATGCCTCCCCATATGGTTTCGCTGGCGTTTATCGTCAATGTAGATGTGTCATCACTGTATGTACCCGAAAAAGTCCTGCTTGCCACAAAGTCTGCAATTTTAATAAAATTTACTGTCCGTTTTTCCGATGCAACATCAACAAAGACAATGTACATAAATCCATTATATCGTGAAGTCGCTCCGTACATGAGAAACGATGCATAGGTGTAAGTATTAAGCTTAATATTTACAGAAAATGTTGAAAGATTTCGAATATCAATGAAGACCTTACTATTTAATTCATTTATTTTAAATCAAAAAAATCCCCAGAACTGAGGAACTGGGGACTGGAATACTATGAAACCTGGGTGTACGCTGTTCCCTGATTTCCTTGTGAGAATAACATAAAAAAGCAATTTTGTCAATGGAGGGTGCACATATGAGAGGTAGACTTCGCCAGAAACAGTCCATATGGATTTCGACAGTAACAGAAAAAAACAATGGAATGGATAAAACGCTTGTCTATTCAAACCCACAAAAGAAGAACATTTCAGTATCAGCAACAGCCGGTACGCCAGAAGAACTGTCTGCCGGAATCATTCCCGACTATGACCGGTACATTACGGTTTTTGACCGAACATTTCAGCCAAAAGAAGGCAACGTCTTGTGGGTTGATGTCGTGCCAGAAATCAGGGAAGACGGAACATTAATCCTTGATGGAGATAACAGCCCGACTGTTCTTCCAGACTACAGGCTTAAGAGAATCCTTGATACTCAAAAAGGACAAGTTGCCCGATATGGAATAGCGAAAATCGGTGGCAACAATGAGTAGGAAAACAATCCGGTGCAGTTTGAACCATAATTCTTTGCAGTCTGCAATTCAGCAGTTGGAAGCATACCGGAAAGATATTCAAAGGAAGAACCAGATTTTTGTTGATAAACTGGCTCAAGAGGGAATACAGGTTATCCAGACCACAATGGAATCTGTTCCGACCGAAGAAAAAGGTTCTTACTACACGGAAGTTATTAATAACGGACATGGCGATATTGTTGGTGCAGCGGTCCGGCTTTCTGGAGACAAGGTTCTTTTTATCGAGTTTAGCGCCGGTATTTCTTATGGAACGGACAGCTATCCATTACCGTCTGGCGCTGATTATGGTGTTGGTACTTACCCAGATCAAAAACACGCTTACGACCCAAACGGATGGTGGTATGTGGATGAAAGTGGACAAAAGCATCATTCTTATGGTAACAGGGCATATATGCCAATGTACCATGCGGAAGAAGCTATCATTATTCAGATACGACATATTGCAAAGGAAGTGTTTGGAAGTTAAACATCCTATACTAAAATATGGAATCATATGACGCATATTTTGTACAATTAAGATGCGAAGCATCTACCGGAAAGGTAGGTGCTTTTTTCATGCCAAAAAAATAAATCATAAAAGGAGAAGTGAATTTATGTTGGTAGAAATCATTGGTAAAAGATACGAAGAAAAAATCGTAACCACAAGCCGAAAAATAGCAGAGGGTTTCGAGAAAAGACATTCCGATGTACTGAGAGATATCGAAAATCTGGGATGTTCGGAAGAATTTAGACAACGAAATTATGCGTTGTCCTCTTATACTTCGGAACAAAACAAAAGACTTAAAGAGTACATCGTTACAGAAGATGGATTTACAATTCTTTGCATGGGCTATGGCGGCGAAAGGGCTATGGAGTTTAAAGAACGCTACATCGCAGAGTTTAATGCAATGCGTGATGAATTGAAAAAGATTCACGTAGAGCGTCAGCAATGGCAAATTGAACGTGATAAAGGCGTAGTTATCAGACATATTCTTACAGATACAATTAAAATGAAGATATCTGACAGCCCGAATAAGAAATTTGCATATCCAAATTACACAAATTTGATATACAAAAATATATTCGGAAAGACAGCAAAGGAAATAGAAATCGAACTTGGCGTTAAACCCAAAGAAGCTGTTAGGGATTATTTTACAGGTGAAGACTTAGCAAAAGTGCAAAGCATGGAGATGCTTGTAAGTAGCCTTATTAACTGTGGCTGGGGATATCAGCAGATTAAAGAGTTTATTCAAACACAAACTCAAAACATGCTAGAACAGGCAGGGTGATTAAATGCCGGAAATATTAAAAAACCCGATATCCGAGATATACGAACGTTGGAATAAAGCCGTTGAACCTGTAGTTGGTAAAGGAAATTTTTCAATGGACAGAAGCCAAACTCTTGCATCTGGAAAGAAAACCTACGCAAGACTTTATATGTTGGGAAACGTTCTGACAGAAGGAGACCTTGAAGGTGATGAATGCGCCACGGTTCCAACTATCCAGATTGAGTGCTTTGCCGCGGGTACAGCTCCACTTGCGAAAGTATATCAGATTGACGAAAAAAGCCACCAATCCATGATTGGCATGGGTTTTCGTAGAACCTACGGCCCTGAACTCATGGGTAACGTTGATGATAGCATCAAACGGCTTGTTAGCCGATACACAAGAATTTACACCGGGCAGTTGCTTGGCGAATGAAAGGGGTGAGATAGAATGGATCAGATCATGAACTATGTGAAACCGGAACTCCTGGTTGTAGCTGTAGTCCTGTATTTTGTAGGAGTATTCCTCAAACAGGCTGAAACCGTAGCTGACAAGTACATTCCTGGAATCCTCGGACTTCTGGGCGTAGTTGTCTGTGGAATCTATGTTTTCGCTACATCTACAGTCACGGGCGGTCAGGAAATTGCAATGGCAATCTTTACCGCAATCACACAAGGTATTCTTGTCGCAGGACTGAGTACTTATGTGAATCAGGTCATTAAACAAGTAAGCAAAGAAGAGTAGAAGGGCGGTGATCCTTTTATCTCCCGGGCACAGGGTTACGTGTCAGAGCCGTAATGGCTCTTTTTTATTGCAATAATTTATAGCCGAAAGGCGGAAAGGAGCCAATATGGCATCAGGAAATATCGCAGGAATCAGTACCGTTGGTGCTCTTACCGGTTATGCAGTAGAGACAGCAGCGGGAACAAAACCAGAAAAATTCAAACTGCTTCACAGAATAAACGCTTCTGATGAAATCGCTATCGACGTTGAGACTATCGACGCATCCGCTCTTGAAGATGAAATCGAGAGAACAATCGCAGGTCGTGGTTCAACCGGCGGTACATTCAATGTAACTGTAAACGTTACAGACGAAACAATCAAAGAGTGGGAAGACCTTATCAGTGCTTACAAAACAGCTCATGCAAGTGGTCTGTCTATGTGGTATGAGGAATATTACCCGGCACTTCAGAAAGCATTTTTCACCAAAATCGAGCCGCCGACTATCATCCCTAAACCGGCAAGAGACCAGAACGGTCTTCTTACTGTTGATATGTCCCTGACTATCAATGAGTATGTCGGCCCAGACAAAGCAATCAAGCCAACTGAAGGCGAATAACAAATATATCTAACTGGGAGGAAAAGATATTATGTATAAACTTTTAAAGATTGGTAACAAAGAGTACAAACTGGAATATAGCATTGAAGCATCTCTGTATGATGAATGCGTTAAGAGCGTAATGAACACACTTCTGGCAACCAGTGGCGGTGTGGACAAAACGCCGGAAGAAATGATCTCCGGCATGGCAAATATTCCGAACACAGCATTAACCGTGTTTTATGCAGGACTTCTTCAATATCATGGCGATAGTCCAGATGCAGACGGTTCTGTCCCGAATCTTGCAACTGCAAAGAGACTTGCAGTGCAGTTCATTCAGGAACATAAGGATGATGAGCAGGGCAACTTTTACGGTATCTTTGCCATGTGTCTTGAACAGATGGAGGAAGATGGTTTTTTCAAACTGACCGGTCTGGAGACGTTCATGGACGATCTGAACGTAGCAGCCAAACCGAAGAAAGCTCCGAAGAAGCCGACAGATCACCAGAAAAAAGCTACAGCGAAATAATCTGGACAGAGTTATATCCGGCGGCTGTTCGCATCGGAATGAGCCGGAAAGAATTTCTCAGAAGTACCATACGTGACCTTCAAGTAAGGATACGTGAGTACGAGAAAGGTAAACGTGATGAGATAGAAACTCAGGTAAAACTGATTGAATATCAGTCATGGCTTTCCGGCTTATATGTGAAATCTGCGGTATCAAGTGCACTTTCTAATAAAGCGAAGTATCCGGATAAACCAATTACAGAAAAAGCAAAGAAACCACAGATTGAAGAAAAACCAGATGTTCCGGAACGGTCTGAAGCTGAATTGAAGCAGGAAGAACGTTACTACGAACTTCTGATAAAAAAGGCAAATGCGAACATAGCTGAAATAGGCAATGAAAAGGGCGGACAGGATGAATAAAAAGTCTTGTCTGCCCTTATTTTTTTTGATTAAAAGGAGGTGTTTTTTGTGGCTGATAATACCATTGATACCCTTGATATACAAATAAACAGTAGCACCAGGAACGCTACAAAAGCATTGGGAAATCTGGCTAAAAAGTTAAAGGATGTTGACACAGCACTGGGGAACGTCAATACTGGTGGGCTTAGAAATTATGCTCGTGAAATTGGAAGAGTATCAGCAGCCTTACAGACATTAAACAAAACAAAAGTTAGTGTGCCGAACTTAGCTGGATTAACTGGTCAGCTTCGAAGTTTGTCAAAAGTTGACTTTACGACGCTTGGAGCGAGTACGAAATCTTTGCAGAATCTGGCTGCCGGATTAAGCTCTTTAAAAGGTGCTTCGAACATTTCAATTCCAAAGATTGATACAAAAAACGTCAAGTCAGCAGTAAACGCTATTCGAAAATTCCAAGAAATTGATGCTGTGAAAATGCAGCCAGCAATAACCGGTGTTGAAAAGATTGCCAGTACCATGAACGCTCTTAATGGAATGAACTTCAAAGATTCTAAAATCACGAATGTCATCAATTCCTTAAGTCGACTTGCAACAGCGGACATGAGTAGCTTTGATACTTCAAAGATGGGAGAAATCATCAAAAGCATCGACAGCTTAAATGATGTCAGGGACGTTTCTTCCAGTGTCAACCGGTTCACAGGTTCGTTAGCAAGACTTGCTAATGCCGGTGGAAAAGCAGATCAGTCAGCAGAAGGCTTAAAAAAACTCGGAAAGAGTTTGAGAAAAGTTATTAACGGTATGCTGTTTACAGCAAAGCCTTCGGAATCCATAAACATGTTTGTACAATCCATTTCACGGCTGGCAAATGCAGGTGACAAAACTGGTAAAACAGCATCACAATTAGAGTATTTAGCTACAGAAGTAAAGAAATTCTTTACCGTCATGCAGGATGCTCCGCGAATCAGTGAGAATACACTGAGAATGACAGAAGCCCTCGGGCAGTTAGCGGCGGCTGGTGGGAAAGTAGGGACTTCCACGAATACTGTGGTCAATTCCTTTAACAAGCTTTCCTCTATCGGTTCGGGACTTTCTTCGTTACTCGGTGGGGTAGCGACAAAAGCAAAGAGCGGATTGGGATTTCTGGCAGCCGGAATATCCAATCTGGTCAACAGGAGCAGTGGGCTGAAAACAGCATCTTCCAATGTAGGCTCTTTTATTAAGACCGTCCTTGGCTTCAAAGCTGCTTCAGCTGTAATGAACAAATTCAGCGAAGCTATGGGTGGAAAAGGAATCCTTGAGATCGGTTCCGATATCGCTGAGGTCGAGAACGTTGTAGATGTTGCCTTTGGAAGCATGGCAGATCAGGCATATAAATTTGCATCTACGGCGACAAAGCAGTTCGGACTGTCGGAACTGGCAGCAAAGAACTACTCCGGAACCATGATGGCAATGCTGAATGCTTCTGGTGTAGCGCAGGAATCCGCTGCGAAGATGTCAACAACTCTTGCAGGATTAGCCGGAGATTTGGCATCTTTTTACAACATTGATACTGATACCGCCTTCTACAAATTAAGGGCGGGCATTTCAGGTGAAATCGAGCCTTTAAAACAGCTCGGAATAAACCTTTCGGTCGCCAATTTACAGGAGTATGCGTTATCACAAGGCATTACAACAGCCTATAATTCCATGACACAGGCGCAGAAAGCAATGTTGCGTTATAACTACATCATGTCAGTTACAAGTGCGCAACAGGGGGACTTCGCCAGGACAGCCGGTAGACTATGTGCCGCCTGATGTAGCAATACATCAGTGAAAATCGGGTAAAGTCGGTAAATGCTAAGTTGACTTAACACGAACATTTTGATATAATATGCTCGAGGTGATTTAATGCGAACATATTATATTTACAGAGCTACAAATAAAATAACTCAAGAATCTTATATCGGACAGACAAATAATTTCCATAATCGAAAATGGCAACACGAAAGATGCTATGAAAAGGAAAAATGCAAATTTCACGATGCAATTGAAAAATACGGAACAGATAATTTTGAATGGGAAATTTTAGAAACTTGTGATACAAGAAAAAAAGCTTTAAAACTTGAAAGAAATTATATCACACTGTATAATACTTATCATAGTGGATACAACGAAAACAAAGGAGGAGTTGGCGGACATAACTCAATTCCTGTAGTTTGTCTTGCAAAAGATGGAACTTTTATTAAAAGATATGATAGTGCCACTGAAGCAGAGAAAGACGGCTTTTGCGCAAACAGTGTATTGGAATCTTGCAGGAGTGAAACGCGTACTGACCATGGACGCATTTTTATGTACGAGAAAGATTTTCAGCGTTATGGATCGCGAAAGTACACTACGCCAGAATCAACAAGCATGAGAAGTATTATTCAATGCGATAGCAACGGAAATTTCATACAAAAATTCAAAAGTGTCCAAGAAGCTTCAGAAATGACGGGTGCTAATCGCACGACTATTTCTGGAGTTTTGAGCAAAACATATAAATCCGCAAACGGCTTTATTTTTGTATATGAAGAAGATTTTCCGATAAAAGATTTGAGTGATTATCAAAAACGAAAAAAAGGTAGAAAAGTAGCTCAAGTAAATCCTGATACAGGAGAAATATTAAAAGTGTTTAATAGAATATCGGATGCAGGAAAAGAATTAGGTGTGTGCTACAAGGGCATACACAAGGTAATCGACAAACCTGATAGAACTGCATTTGGATATAAATGGATAAGTCAATAAGTTAATACCGAGATAAGGCTATAGAATAAAAGCTATAGCACATTGTAGAGCGTAGGGATTGAACCTAGGCTCTTTTTTATTAAAGAGTTTAGAATATAATATCCCCAAGAGTATCCGACATCCTTATGGGATGAAAATGTACGCCGAACTTATAGGAAACTATAAGAACTATAGGATAAAAAGCCTATAGGATAACATTAATTGACATATGCAAACCAAGTACGTCTCCTTACTATGAATCTTCAGTCCCTTGCATCTGTTATCGGGCAGGGCTTAATCGCAGCGGTTCTTCCGGGAATTCAGGCTCTTAATGCCTTAATGTCAAAACTTATGCAGGCTGCGGAAACATTCCGTAACTTCATGTATGTTCTGATGGGTAAAAAAATCAAAGGTTCCACAAGTGGGGTCGTAAATGATCTTGCTGGACTGGAAGATTCCGCAGCAGACCTTAGTGGATTACAGGATGCCGGAGATGCAGCAGCTTCTGGGCTGGACGATGCTACTTCATCGGCAAAAGCTTTGAAGAAAGCTCTTTCTGTTCTTCCATTTGACGAACTGAATCAGCTGACAGATAATTCTAGTTCATCCGGTTCAACACCTGGTACCGGAAAGGGTAAAACTGGAACCGGTACAACACCGTCATTGGGCCTTGGTGGAATCACGGATCAGATAGACGATGCTCTGAACAAAGAAGAAACCCCTATCAATAAATGGGCTGAAAAAATCCGTAAAGCTTTTCTCAACCATGACTGGGAAGGACTTGGAAAGACCATTGCAGATATGCTTAATATCGGAATCCGGAAGATTTATGATGTTATTAGTTGGAGTAATGTGGGCCCGAAAATTGCTGCATTTTGTGATGCTTTTACTCGATCTTTTAACAGCCTTGTCGAAAACATTCACTGGGATAGATTAGGGCGTACTGTCGGTGCCGGTATCAACACTTTGGTCAACACCTTTGAGCTTCTGATCGGCCCAGGCGGTATTGATTTTACAAACATTGGTAACAAACTGGCAACCGGGCTTCGTGGAATGATTGATGAAGTTAACTGGCCGAACCTTGGTCAAGTCCTTGGCAGTGGTTTTATGATAAGCTGGAATATTCTGGACGGTTTTGTTCAGAAAATGTCTAAAGAGAATAATGCCGGGCTGACTGGTTGGGAACAGTTAGGAACTGCGGTTGCTGATGCCATGAATGGAGCTTTTGGGCGAATTTCGTTCTCAAAGATAGCCACTACGATTGCGACCGGATTAAACGGCGCATTTCAGACATTGGCTGCATGGACGCAAAAATTCAACTGGGGCGGATTGGTGACTAACATTTCCAACGGAATCAATACTTTTATCGGAAAGTTCAAGTGGAAAGAGAACGGAACATCCTTAAACACTTTCATTACCAACTTACTGAATGCGTTGGTTGATATCGCAGGAGAAACAGACTGGGAATCTTTCGGAAGAGGCATCGGACTATTCCTTAGTCAGATAGACTGGGGAAGCCATTTAAAGGATTTAGCAACAGTCTTACTGGATGTTTTGGGCGGTATTTTTTCTGGATTAGGAGAAACTACAGCCGGTAAGTTTGTAGTTGCGTTTGCCGGTGTAGGATTGGTGTCAAAGGCAGATACCCTGGTATCATCTATCTTAGTTGCTATGGGAAAACTGCCGACCGGGACCAGTGCTACGGCAACATTACTGGGGACAGCACTCAGCAAAATAGCAACCGCCTTTTCAACCAGTACATTAGGCACAGCTGTTGGAGTTTACGCTCTGGAAGCTGTTGACAAGCTGAAAGCAATCCCGACTACCATAACAACACAGATTGCTCCGAAAATCCTTGAAGTTATAACTACCAAACTTTGGCCGGCTGCAACTGCCTTCGCTGGTTCAATTGGAACTTGGATTACAGGAACTTTTGCACCAGCTATGGCAACAGCGTTTTCTACATTGGGCAGCGTACTGTTCAGCCCGATAGGTTTAGCTGTTATTGGAGCTGTTGTCGGTGGATTTCTGCTGTGGCAAAATTGGGATACAGTTACGGAATTTGCCGGTAAAGCTAAGGAAGCAATAGAAAATGCGTTCAGCACTGCCGGAACTTGGCTTTACACACATGGTTCAAACTTAATCAACGGACTCTACAACGGTGCGAAAAACGTGATTTCTACTGTTGGAACATGGCTTAAAACAAACATTTCAGACCCTATCATTAACGGTGTTAAAAACCTTTTCGGTATTCATTCTCCGTCTACGGTTTTTGCTGAGATTGGCGGGTATTTGATATCTGGACTGAATCAGGGAATCTCTGACAGAATTGGGAGCGTAATTGATACGTTCACAAACATTAAGAACACCGTAACCGGCGTATGGGACGCTATTAGTTCAAATACCAAAACAGCATGGGATTCAATCGGCTCAAAAATTAAAGGGGCTTGGGACACCATTACCGGGCAGACTGAAACCAATTCTGCATCCGCAGCTACAAGCGCTGAAAAATCATTCAGCCGTGTAAGCACATCTGCGGCAAAAAACTGGGGAAATTCTTCCCGCGAAGTAACCAAAAATGTCCGCCAGATGAAGATTGATGCAAGTACAGAGCTTGGCAGAATGGATGAAACCGTCCGCAGTCATTTTGGAAGCCAGTACAGAATCGCTTTTGGCAAATGGCAGAATCTGGGAAGGGATATATCTTCTTACATCCGGGGAACCATGAACACGAGCATCGGCGGTGCGATTGGCGGCATAGTTAATACAATCAGCCGAAATTTCAGCGATATGTACAGTATCGGGCAAACGGCTATGCAGAATCTCCGAAACGGCATGGAGTCAATCAACATCAGGACTCCGCATATCTCTATGGATTACACTGATTGGCAAGAGGGACAGACCCACAAGTGGCGGTACAATTCGAGAGTTGACTGGTATGCTAAAGGTGGTCTTTTCAATGCAGCATCCGTGATCGGTGTCGGTGAGGCCGGAAAAGAAGCAGTCCTTCCGCTGACCAACAAACAGGCTATGAAGAGCATTGCTGACAGCATTACCGGAAACATGCCGGACGGAAGTATTGGACTGAGTAAGGAAGAAATGACACAGGCGGTAACACAGGGCGTTGCCATGGCAATGATGAATATGAACACCGGCGGAAACTCATCTCCGCAGTACATTTCCAATACGATCAATCTGGATGGACGTGCTATTGCGAAAGCAGTCACAAAAGCCCAGAGCGACAACAACAGGCGGAAAAATCCTAGTCCAGCATGGTAAAAACCATTGCCATTTCTGCCGGGTTGCGGTATAATAAATGAGTAACAAGTAGTACCTATATCTTGTTATTGTACGAAAAACAAAATATTGAGCAGACTTTAAGATGATATTTACTTGGGTTGAAACAGTGACCCGCTTTCCGTGATACCGTCTTGGAGTCTGCTCTTTTTTTGTTTCCAAAAACCCTGCCTGCAAGAGCAGTTGCGAACGAAAGGAGTTATATGGAGATAGTAAGTATTAAAAACAATCAAGCATTTACTGACAGCAAAATTATTGCATTCGGCACAAACAACCGGCATCATTCAATAACTGCGGTAATTCAAAAGTATTTAGACGATTTTGAGGATTTCGGGAAGGTTCGATTTAAAATGGAACCTTTGGCAAGCGGTCAGAAGGAAAAAATTTACATCCTAAATCAGCAGCAGGCTACATTGCTTATGACTTATTTGAGAAACAGTGAAATTACCCGTAGGTTTAAAAAGGAGCTCGTTCGCCAGTTTTACTTAATGCAACAATTTATTTTCGAACGTCAAAGCAAGTATTGGGTTGAAACACGAGAGCAGGGAAAACTTACTAGAAAAGCTGAAACGGATGTTCTGAAGCAATTAGTTGAATACGCGAAAGAACAGGGTTCTCAGCATTCTGATAAAATGTATATCACATACACCAAATTAGCAAATAAAATTTGCGGTATATCTGGAAGAGATAACGCTACAGCTCAACAGTTGAGCAACCTTACTGTAGCTGAAAACATCATTCTTCATTGCATCCAAGCAGGAATCTTGGAGAATAAATATTACAAAGAAATCTATAGAGACTGCAAAAAGCGACTGGAGATATTCAAAGATATTGCTTATTTGGAAGTCGCATAAAACTGGTAAAACCAACAGGCTTACCCGACGGGGGACAAGCGTAATTCCATGATACGCCTGCCTGTTGTTTTTATAAATCATGGATCTGTGACGAAACGGCAGTCACGTATTAACGACATGGAGGTTATCTATATGAAAGGTCGAAAATTAGCTTCCCCAAAACAAATAAAATTTGCCAGAGTAATTGCCGAAGCTCTTGATATTAATATGAGCTTTAATGAAGGCGATAGTTATTATGATGTTAATGAGTTTATCACAGAGCACGAAGACGAATACAAAAAATGCAATTGGAAAAAAGCAAGTATTCGCCAGATTGATTACGCTAATGCAATCTCACGTGCTTGTTATGGATACAAAAAGTTTGATGAAAATAGTTGCTATGGTGATGTTTCCGATTTTATATCAGGTAACAAAGATGCGTATGCACGTATATTGTGGAGAGAATCCATTATAGAAAAAAATAGCGAAGATACTGTTGAATGTAGTAAAGATTTTCCAACGGAATCAATGCTGTTTTTGTGTGATAATTTATATAAAGTTCATGGCGTATACGCTTTTATTGGCGAAGATAATACCATTTTGTACATTGGAAAATCAATTGATTTATCGCAAAGAATTACATCGTCTTATAGAGAACGAAAAAATTCGGCAAAAATTACCCGAGTAATGTTTTATGCGGTAAATAATATTGCAGATACAAATATTTTAGAAATATTACTCATAGCCGAAAATAATCCGGTTCTCAATGAAGACTGCAAAACAGAAGGCTCCCCTGAACTGTTTCATAGTGGAATAGACATACTCCGGGATTTCAGCGAAATTCCACTTAACAATTCGGAAAAGGAGGTCATGTGATTATGGCAGTATTTAGAGTGCACAAAACAAAGAATTATACATTGATGAGTAATCATCATTTAAGAGACAAGAATTTAAGCCTTAAAGCAAAGGGACTTTTGTCAGTGATGTTTTCTTTGCCGGATTCTTGGAATTATTCTATTCCGGGATTATGCGCGATCTTGAAAGAAAACGAAACAGCAGTAAAGTCAACTATAAAAGAATTAAAAGCGACAGGATATCTTGTTGTGGATAAGAAAAAACCTTGTAAAGAAGAGGGACGATCTAAGTTTGAATACATTTATAATATTTACGAAACACCGCAGGAAGTGCCAAACAATGACATTATTCAAGTGCCGCCTCAGCAAGGTATAGAAAACCTACCCCTAGAAACTCCAGGGGTAGAACATCACCCCCATAATAAAAGAACTGATATATTAACTACTGATAAATCAATTACTGATACAGATAAAGACTTTATTTTATCAAATAAAGAGAAAAAGACTTTACCAAAGAATGGTAAAGGTTCAAAGACTTCTGCTCCTAATAATATTAATATACTAGATATAAATAATATACCCTCACGTACAACTGAGCAGAAGGAAGTGTACCGCAAGCAAAAACAGAAAAATCGTTCTGAGAAGTACCGGGACGAAGATGTACCACAGATTCTGTACAATGAGTTTAATTCGCTGTATGGTGAACAGGAGAATATTCTGGAAGATCATGACATCTGTCTGACCATGGCAGTTATCGCTTATTACTTCAAACAGTACCGGGAACACATGAGCGAACAGCATATAATGATTTCCACCAAATACGCAAATCAGTTCATGGGTGTTATCATTGGCGATGATTCACCACTTCTGAAAGCAGACGTGGAAGAAAAGGATGAGCTCCGGTTCTATCAGGACATGATAGATGAGTTCTTCAAGTCAGACCTTGGCCAACGAAACGGAAAAAGCTTTGACCGTCATATCTGGCTGTTCTTCAGCGAGGAGAATCAGAGGATTTTGTGTGAACGAGTAAAGCAGAAATGGGATAACCAAGAATACATTGATTAAACCAATCCTAAATCCATTCAAAATACCGTAGGTGATAATTCCCTCACACAAACGATTTAAATTGATTCTAGCCAAAAACGTTACAGTAATTGATTATAAACTCAACATACAGGAAAAACACATGGACTTTAAAACAAAATACTTTGCTATCTGGCAGGAAGTGTGGGGACTGCACAAGAAATACTGGCGGATCCCGTTGAACGATTCTGGGCTGTGGGAACAATTCGCAGCTGAAGCAGAAGCCCTCAGAAGCAGATATGCGGGAGCGCCGGAAGAACATTTCGTTGGAAAACTGATTCTTGCTGTGACAAACGAAGTAGAAAACGCTTCAAAAACACTTGAATGATAATTTCCTCACGTGACACATAAAAATGGATCCTAGGCGAAAATGCTCAATCAATTATTGTGATTCTCATTGTAGTTTCTCTTTATCAGATGTATAATTGAGCTATCAATCAAAGGGAGGAAGAAGTAAATGAAAAAGTGGAAAAAGTTTACAGTGATTTTGCTAGCAATGATTACGGCACTTGCCATGTCAGTTCCGGTATCGGCGGCAACGGTTAAAATTAACAAAACGAAGGTGACGATTTGCACAGGGCAAACGATGCAACTGAAGATGGTCGGAACGAAAGCAAAACCAAAATGGTCTAGTAACTCAAGAAATGCGATTGTGAATAATGCCGGAAAAGTAACAGCAAAGGCCCGAGGAACAGCTACGATTACTGCCAAAATCGGGAAGAGGAGTTATCGGTGCTTAGTGACAGTAGAAGCGCCGAGGATTAGCAGCTCAAACATTTCGCTGTACAAAGGGAAAACGGCACAGCTTAAAATGCTGAATACGAAACAGAAATACAGATGGAAATCTTCAAACACTAAAGTTGCAACAGTTTCGTCAACCGGTAAGATTAGTGGAAAAAATGTCGGAACTGCTTATATTTCCGCTAGGAGTGCGTCTGGCAAAACATTTAAGTGTAAAGTCACGGTCAAAAATCGGAGTAATAAGCCGAAAGGAAGCATAACATATTATGCAGAATCGGCGCCGTATGGAGCAGTCGGAATTTTTAGGAAGATAAGCGGGAATCCTCGGTAATTCAATTGCCGAGATGAAAGCGTAAACTGTGCATATCTGCACATTATAAGTAAAATATATTTATTTTTTTACTAAAAAATGCTGTATCCAGCTTTATTAAAAAAGAAAATATGTTCGGCATTTTATTGTGATATTCTTAATACTATGCTATACTATATGTATGAAGGAGAATCTTATACATTACCGCACTTGTGTGTGCAATATTAATTACCATATGGTATGGTCAGTGAAATACTGGCGGAAGATATTGAATGCGGAGATTGAAGCATATCTTCAGGAGCTGGTGCAGGAGATCGCAGCGGATAAAGGTTTTACCGTCCATTTGTTTGAATGCGGGGAAGGAGACCATGTGCACTGTTTTGTGTCTGCTCCTCCCAAATTATCCATAACTGCGATCGTGAAATATCTGAAAGGGATCACCGGTAGGAAATTATTCGAACGTTTTCCGGAAATAAGAGAACAGCTTTGGAAAGGAGAGCTGTGGAACCATTCCTATTATGTGGAAACGGTCGGGTCTGTGTCGGAAGAAAACATCCGCAGATATATTGAGCATCAGAGTAAAGTTTATTGAGATCATAGAGGTGGGAAATGCTGCTGTCAAAGAAAACATCCATAAAGGTCAGTCAGGAATATGCAAACGTCATCGGACATATGTGTTATGCGGCATCCAAGCTCTGGAATGTCTGTAATTACGAACGTCAGCATTACAAAGAAATGGGAATGGAGAAATACCCGGACTGGTATTATCAGAAAAAATCCCATAGAGAGGATCTGTGGTATAAACAGCTTCCATCTCAGACAGCCCAGGAAGTCTGCAAGCTGCGGGATAAAGCATGGAAATCTTTTTACGCCTTGAAAAGATCCGGAGGGATTGAGAATCCCAGACCACCGCGGTTTAAACAGGAAAGTATCCCCATTACCTATATGCAGATGGGAATTGTACATGAATGGGACACAGAAAAAGTCCGTCTGTCCCTTCCAAAAGCATTAAAAAGATATATGGAAGAAACGTATCAGATCCATGAGAACTTTCTTTATCTTGAAAATAAGATTTTCAGGGGCATGGATCAGATCAAACAGTTGCGGATCTACCCACCGGAAAAAGGTGAATGTAAAGTTATTGTTGTTTATGAGATTTCAGAGAGGGAAGAACTTTCGCAGAATGGACACTATCTGTCAGTTGATCTGGGACTTCATAATCTTATGACATGCTATGATTCCGGGAATGGGAATACATTTATCCTGGGCAGAAGATATCTTGCATTGGAAAGATATTTTCATAAAGAGATTGCAAGGGTGCAGGCACAATGGTATGGACAGCAGTCTGTGAAGGAAATAAAACATCCAGTCACATCAAAACATATTCGCAGATTATATCAGAAAAAGCAGAACTCGGTAACGGATTATTTGCACAAGATCACAAGATACTTTGCAAAATACTGCCGTGAACAGGGAATTACCTGTGTTGTGGCAGGGGATATCCGGAATATCCGGAAAGGAAAAGACCTGGGACACAGAACAAACCAGAAGTTCCACAATCTGCCGTATAACAGGCTCTATAGCATGATGGAATATAAGCTTAAGATGTACGGGATCCGTTTTGTAAGACAGGAAGAAAGCTATACCAGCCAGTGCAGTCCGCTGTCACCAGAGGTGGAAAAAAGATATGCACAGCCATGCAACCGAAAACAAAGGGGACTGTACAGGGACAGAAACCGGAAGTATAACGCAGATGCTGTAGGTGCATATAACATCCTGAGAAAATATCTCTCCGTATCCGGAGAGAAAAAGGAACTGTCCGTAACCGGACTAAAAACGCCAGAAATAATAAAAGTAGCTGTATAGCTCTAAAGAGCAAACAGTAGTGGTGTCATGGACGCACCCTGAAAAGGCGGTATCCCGCCTTAATTCAGATGCTCTGGTAACTCAGTTGCCGAGTAGTTCACAAATAATTATGATTATGCTGTTGATATGGAAGTGACTTTTGTATATTATTTGAACGGTGTTATGGTGGGCAGAAGCCAAGATCGTAATTTCGCATTTGCTGCTCATTCCCAGTGTGCTATGCAAGGGTGGAACAGCGACTTAACATGGGATTCCTATAAGATAAGTATTAAAACTGAAAAGACCTACAACATCATAACAAATACATCAGGAATTACCTATAACTCAAATTTTGGCAGTGGAAACGTTATGGTTGAAGTAAGAAATAATGGGAAAAAGAACAGTTCGACGCAAATAGGAATTGTATTTTACAAAAACAATAAAATTGTAGGATACGATTCTGCTTATCCTCATGTCGAAAATCCAAGCGATACAGATTATGTTGAATTTAAATTTCCGTTTGATTTAAATGATGAAGATATCGTTCCCGATAGATACAAAATATATGTAAATAATTCATATATTTACACATGGGAGAGATAAAAGAGCCGGGGAGAAATCTCCGGTTCTTTCTTTTTATCTGAATATCATATGTAAAAATATGGAATCATATTACGCCAAAAAAGTATAATGAATAATCATAAAGCGTCTATCTTTGATAGGCGCTTTTTTTATGCGCAAAAATGAGGTGATTATTCAATGGCAGACGTTTTTATAAAAATTAATGGTGTAGCGATGCCTTGTCCGTCCTCTTTCACATGGGGGCTTCAGGACCTATCAGCGCCAGAATCCGGGCGTACTGATGACACGATTATGCACAAGAATCGTGTTGGCCAAAAGAGAAAATTGGAAATAGGTTGGAACGCACCGGAATGGGAAAAAGCTTGCAAAATCGTGCAGGCGGTCAACCCAGAGTACATTTCTGTTGAATATCCCGATCTCTTGTCTGGAAACAAACACGAAGTCCGAACCTTTTATGTTGGCGACCGGTCCGCTCCTTTTAAATGCTGGTGGGTCGGGAATCAGCGGATGGAAGGATTGCAATTTGACTTGATCGAGAAATAGGAGGTGAGAGATTGAGAGACATTTCAGACAGATTTAAGAATGAACAAAATAACGATAACAGGAATTATTTAAAATACGCTGACATAACGCTGACGGATGGGACAGTTATCAATCTTACCAACGCTGATTTTTGGTCAAATGGTATGAAGTTCGAGGATTCTGTGTCTGACGACAATACTTTCAATATCGGGTCCGCAAATATCAATACTTTGAACCTGTCAATCAATAACTTTGATGGAAAGTATACAGATTATGATTTTACGGATGCTACGGTGATCTGCTATGTAGGAATTGAACTTGAGCCGGAAGATACCAGCGCATTACTCGATACCACCGGCGATAAGATTCTGGATACGACCGGTAACGAAATCATAGTGCATAAAAATGCTCTGATAGAAAAAATCCGGATATGCACAATGACAGTCATAGATACTCCGTACCAGAACACTACAATTATTGAGCTAGAATGTGAAGATAATATGCGAAAGTTCGACCGTGATTATTCTGCAAGTAAGCTGAAATATCCGGCGACAAGGAAACAAATCATACAGGATGCTTGCAAGGTGTGCGGAGTAACACTGGACACACTTAATTTCTATCAAGATTCTTACCAGATACCGGCAAGGCCTGATGATGAAGCACTGACCTTCAGACAAGTCATTGCATGGACATGCCAGATCGGATGCCAGTACGCCAGATGCGATAAATACGGCAGACTGACTATAAAATGGTATGACACAGAAGTTACCGATGCGAACAGGGCAGTTATAAATTCCACCAATGGTTTTACCCCAAACTTGGACGATGTGGTGATAACCGGTGTGCAGGTAACAGAGTATCTGGAATCCACATCTACGGACGAAGAAGCAAGTTCGTATCTGTACGGAGAAGAAGGATACGTTCTGAAAATCAGTGCAAACAAACTGATTCCGCAAGGAACCGGAGAGGTTGTTGCAAACATAATCGGTGAAAAATGCGTCGGGATGTCTTTTAGACCGTTTGAAACAGAATGCTTGACTGATATAGTTCTTGAAGCCGGTGATGCTGTTCTGATCACCGACCGAAAAGGAAATAAGTATAAAAGCTATTTGACAAATGTCGTGCTGCAACCGGGATCGTTTGAGCAGATTTCCTGCAATGCCGAAAGTGCAGCCCGGAATAGTTCAAAGACTTATTCGCTTGTAACACAAGCAGCTGTCGATGCTAGAAAATCCGTTTGGAAAGAGCGAACCACCCGAGAGCAGGCATTGCAAGAGTTTAAAGACCGACTGGACAATTCCACCGGCGTATATACCACAGTCCAGACTCAACAGGATGGCAGCCAGATATTTTACTTACATGATAAACCCACACTTGCGGAATCAAAGGCTGTATGGAAGATGACCGCAGAAGCATGGGGTGTTTCAACCGATGGCGGGCAAACATGGAATGGTGGAATGACTGTTGACGGAGATACGATTGTGAGAATTTTGAACGCTGTTGGTGTTAATGCTGACTGGATTAATGCCGGAGCAATCACGGTAACAGATACCGATGGAAGCATTATCTTCTCTGTGGATATGGACACAAAATCCGTATATCTCGACGGAAGTGTTCAAATTGGTGGAGGGAAATCTCTCAATCAAACATTTGCAAACTATCTCCAAGAGAGCAAAGATTATTCAGACGGAAAACTATCTGACTACGCTGAAACGGTAACTGGCTCATTGGGAGAGCTGCAAGATCAGATAGACGGTCAGATTGAAACGTTCTATTACGATTATGAACCTACACTTCAGAACAAACCTGCATCAGATTGGACAAGTGCAACGGAAAGAAAGAAGCATATCGGTGATTTGTTTTTCAACAAGACTACCGGTTACGCATATCGTTTTATGCAGGATGGAGCAATGTGGGGCTGGACATTGGTACAAGATACCGATATCACGAAAGCAATGAAAGCCGCTGAAAACGCACAGGATACCGCAGATCATAAGCGCAGAGTGTTTGTGACAAAGCCACAGCCGCCTTACGATATCGGTGATTTATGGTCGCAGGGAGAGAGTGAAGGTGGAGATATCCTTACCTGTACAGTTTCAAGAGCAAAGGGAGCATCTTATGTTCAGTCGGATTGGCAGAAACTAAATAAATATACAGATGATACAAAAGCAGAAGAGGCCCTTGAAGCGGCGTCCCTAGCCAGAAACATGACCATGCAGCTTGATAACGACTACCAGGGCATCCCAGTTGACTCTGACGGCAACTATACAGAGTTCCCGGAGTGCACCACAACAGCGACCGTTATGTACGGCACACAGGATATTACGGATAACTGTACGTATACGATTACAACGTCCCAAAACGTACAGGGAAACTGGAATAAGGAAACTAAGACATACACCGTTACCGGGCTGACCGCAGACAGCGGATGGGTGAACATCAAGGCGGCATACTTGAATAACCTTGTCGTATCGAAACAGTTCTCACTTGCGAAACAGTACGCCGGACCGCAGGGAATTCCGGGCATTGGAACAGATGGAAAGACAACGTATCTGCATATCCAGTACGCACCGGTACAGAACCCGACTTCGGCGCAGATGAGCAAGACACCAAACAAGTATATCGGAACTTATACGGACTTTTCCGGCGTTGACAGCACCGACCCGAGCAAATACACGTGGGCGAAATTCGAGGGCGACCAAGGCGCACAGGGGCCAAAGGGAGCAGACGGAGCGCAGGGCGTGCCGGGAACACCGGGAGTAAATGGAAAAACGCCGTACTTCCATATCGCATATGCCAACAGTGCGGATGGTAGAACAGGTTTCTCTGTGGATGATAGCGTCAATAAGCTGTATATCGGGCAGTATACCGATTACACGCCAGACGATAGCACCGACCCGACGAAATATAGCTGGACAAAGATTAAGGGTGAACCGGGTACTGCCGGAAGGACTTACTTCTTCCAGAGCAATGCAGATGTGTTACTGATGGGAGCAGACAAGAAGATAACGCCGGCATCGCTCATTGTGGATTCGTTCTATCGTGACGGAAACGGCGAGATTGCACAGCCACAAAAAGGTTGGTGGAAACTGGAAAAATCCACCGACAGCGGCGCTACATGGGCAATACTCACGGTATCGCAGACTGCGGCACTTGACCGTCTGAAGATTAATGTCAACGGACTGTCACTCAAGGCACATGACATGCTCAAGGTTTCACTGTATTTTGACCAGTCGAAGAGCAAACTTGCGGACTACCAGACATATTCCGTTGCGGTTGATGTGGCATCACTGACACAGGAACAGATAGTTGATATCCTGTCGGATGATGGGAAGTTCAAGGGTCTGTACTACGGAAAAGATGAAAGTGGAAACCAGACACTGTTTATCTCATTCAATGCCATGAAAGGTGGCGTCATCAGTCTTGGCGGCACGAATAATGGAAACGGTCAGTTGAAGATTTACGATGCTGACGGAAATCAGATATCGAGATTAGGATATACCGGATATGTCGTACTTAACAAGAACACCGGAAACCCGATGGCATCTCTTAACACTGCCGGATTGCGATTGTATACGGACTACACAGACGCAGGCAACTACAATGCACTGATGCTTGGAAAATACGGACTGTACGCACAGAAAGTTCAAAATAAAGTGCCTGAACTTTGGATGGAAGGTGATACGAGCAAAAAATGGGAAGGCTATATTGTTCGCTATCTGAACCACAAAGTCCGAATAAATACAAACTCACTTTTTACGGACGGATGCGAACTTGGAGCAAATTTTTCGACAGATGGAAGTGCAACTATTGGTAAAAGCTTGAGCGTAGGCGAAAACGCAACTGTCAATGGAACCCTTATGTTTTACGACTTGGAAAATCAAGCAAAAACATCCGGCAAAGTCAAAAGACAACCGGTAGCGTCCGTAAGCGCAGATGATTCGCAAGTGGCCTATCTTTTTTCGGGAACAGGCAGTAAGTACGGAGATGCGGCAACATACAGACGTTTAGGAATCCGTGCTAAATGGGGTGGATCTGGCTTTAGCACAGACTATTTATATACAACCTCACAAGTTTCCGACATCCGCTTAAAAGAAAACATCGAAAACAGCGAAACAGACGCTCTCGAAACGGTTAATCAGATGAAAGTCCGTCAGTTTGACTGGAAAGAGCGGATGGGCGGATGGCATCAAAACATCGGTTTCGTGGCGGATGAACTGGAAGAAATCGACCCGAACTTGGCTCTGGGCGGCGGATATGACGAAAACGGCGAGATGGATATTAAACAGATTAACAGCCCGTATCTTCTCAACTACGCCATTAAAGCCATACAGGAACTTAGCACAAAGGTTGACGAGCAAGAGAAACGTATCAAGGAATTAGAAAGGAGATTACAGTAATGGGTAAATTTAACGAGTACACACAGAAAGCAACACCGGCGGACAACGACACACTGATGATTTATGACGCAACATCGAAGGCAAACAAGCTTTCGCCGTTCAGTGGAATCTGAAACTGGATTGTTGGAAAACTGACCAATGCGGTTATCAGCAACTTGCAGACGAGCAACAAGACGGTGGTTGGAGCGCTTAATGAATTAAATAGTAAGACGCCATCAAAATACGTAAATTCTTTGGAAAACTACATGAAAAACGCTCCTATAGGCGTGAATTTTTGTGATTGTCAAGGAGCAGACGATAATCCCGACAAAGGTATTATGTCAATATGTATGACATTTGTTAATGATGATCACAGTTGGGGAGTACAGTATCTTTTTGCATATGAGCGCATTCGTTACCGTATAATGAGTAATGGTGCTGTGGACGAATGGAGGCGAATAATATAGAAATTTTCCTCTTCCCATTTAGTTGATTAAGAAACTTTGAAAATTTCATAAAAAGGCTACCACGGTAATGTGCTAAGTGCGTTTGAGAATGACGTAAAAACGTATAGTATTCAAACTGATTTCATGAAAGGAGTTGATAAAATTGGAAATTAAAGGCATTGACGTATCATCCAACCAAGGAAAACCGGACTGGTCGAAAGTAGCTAAATCCGGCATCAAATTCGCAATATTGAGAGTACACCAGAGGTCCGGCGTTGACAGCTCATTCGAGTACAACTACAAGGGGTGCAAGAACAACGGAATCCTTATCGGTGGGTATAAGTATTCATACGCTCTGACACCGGCACAGGCTATTGACGAAGCGGAGGATGTGATTGCCGCACTGAACGGGCGAGGACTGGACTTCCCGGTGTTCTATGATCTCGAGTGGTCTAATCAGCGAAAACTCGGTAAACAGGCAGTCGAAAACATTGCGGTCGCATTTCTGACAAGGATGAAAAAAGCCGGTTATAAGGTCGGTATCTACTGCAATTTGGACTGGTATAATAACGTTTTGACTGACGCACTCAGAAAGTATGAGTGCTGGATTGCACGTTATCCAGCGGATGATAACGGCACTGTCCAGACACGGCTGAAGCCATCGGTCGGAATCGGCTGGCAGTATTCCAGTAAAGGAAAAGTATCCGGTATCAGCGGAAATGTTGATATGGACGTGTTTTACAAGGACTACAGAGGAACAACACAGAAAGGAGAAACAACAATGGTAAAAATCAGTAACTGCGGACATGATGAGAACGGAAGGTACGCAGGTGGAAAAGCAGGAGATCAGACTGGTACGGAGTATCAGATCATGAACTGGTACAGCAGACCGTGGCTCTGCGTCCTGAGATTCAATGATGCAAAAATCGCAGCCATGATCGCAGACATGGCGACAAAAGCGGCGCAGAATAATCTCATTGGGTACGATCAGGGTACTGCCGGAAACAGTAATGACCGGTATTCATTCTGGCAGCACTTAAAGGCAAGTAACTATGATCCGGCGCAGATTACGGTAGCTTGTGAATCCGATTGCAGTGCGAGCACAGCAGCTATTGTCAAGGGGGCTGGGTATCGCTTAAATAACGCAAAGCTCAAGGCAGTCAGCATCTATCTGACGACACGAAACATGAGAGCCGCAATGAAAGCTGCTGGCGCAAAAGTACTGACGGATAGCAAGTATCTGACATCCGGTGACTATTTGAAGGCAGGAGATATCCTTCTGAATGATAACCACCACGTGGCTATCGCTGTTACCACCGGTGTAAAAGTAAGTACGCCTTCAACCACGCTCACCGGTACCTTCCAGACAAGGCTTCCGATTCTGAGAAAGGGCAGCTCTGGAACAGCAGTGGCAATGCTTCAGGCAATGCTGGGTGTAGAAGTTGACGGACAGTTTGGGAACGATACATATAATTCCCTCAAAGTTTTTCAGAAAAATACCGGTGTAACTGCAAATGGAACTTGCGGCATTGATACCTGGAAGAGAGTGATTGAGCACATGAAAGCCAACACGAAATGATGTTCTGATTGATTTTCCCTTCAGAACAAGTTATACTGTTAGCAGTCGCACAGGGATTGAACTTATGACGTATAGCACCCTGTGTGGCTAGCACAAGTTGATAGTGCAGACTGATTCCGACGTGCATGAACGGAAGAGCTGTATGTCCCAATTCGAGGCTGTTAGCAGCGGCACGAGTGGACAGTCAGGAAAAGAGTTGAGCATAAAAACCCGACTCTTTTCTTATTCTTCGAGATATTCCTGATATATCTGTTCTATTTCTCTTTTTCGGTTCTGCGATATTGAAACGATATCACCGGAAATCATCTTGATGTCAGATGCAATGTTTGCGATATAATCCATGTTTACGATATAACTGCGGTGACACCGGACAAAACGCCGATCCAGAACTTTTTCTATCTCATGCAGACGCCGGTAAAAACCATACTGATGCCTGCACGTGCAATGGATGATGCACATTTGACCACGGCTTTCTATATATTCGATGTTACGAAAGAAAACCCTGTGGAAATCACCTTTGAATTTTACAGTGAGCATCCGTTCTTCCAATCTTCCAAGTGTAGTATCAATTACGGAAAACACCCTTCCATCTTCATGCCCTTTGATAACATACTGTGTTGCCTGAACATCAAAAGCATCACGCATGTAGCCGGCATGAGCTGTCCAGAACATCAGACTTCCGGAATAACCAGAGCCACGTAACTTATATGCTACATCAATACCATTTTCGCCGTCTTTTAAAATGATGTCCAACACGATCAAGTCAAACCATTCACCGTCTTTCACATCATCCACAAGAGGGACACCAGAAGTGTATTCTGAAATCTGGTACGTTCTGTCGCCCTTTTTCTTCAAAAATGACTCAGCCCTTGCCTTGAAATAATCAATATCAAGCTGGTTATCGTCAAGTATCGCTATTCGCATTTATATCACACCCTTTTTTCGTTATGCGAAAACATGCTATTTATTCAATTTACCAATTTTTAC